ATTAGTGCCCGACGAACTCGGTGAGAGGTTCTGTATCTCATTAGATGAGCTATTGTCGTTGTTGGCAGGAAAATTCACAACAAAGTCGATCTCATTGTTCAGGTCATCATATGTGACATTTATACCTGATTCTGTATTGCCTGAGAGCATGGGCTCGATGTGGTCTTGCACTTGCTCGCGAGTCAGATTAGTGTTATCTAAGTAGCCAGCCAGCGATATATTTGTTGAGCTATTCGTCAGGGACAAATTATTATTAGAGAAAGTCAAATCTTGAAACTCATTGCCTATCACATTGTCATTATCAGCGATGGAGAAGGTCGCATTAGTACCCCCTTTATCAATTGCGATTGTGCGATTAGTGCCCGACGCGCTGGGGGAGAGATTCTGTATCTCATTAGATGAGCTATTGTCGTTATCAGCGATGGAGAAGGTCGCATTAGTGCCCCCTTTATCAATTGCGATTGTGCGATTAGTGCCCGACGCGCTGGGGGAGAGGTTCTGTATCTCGTTAGATGAGCTATTATCGTTGTTGGCAGGAAAATTCACGATAAAATCTATCTCATTGTCATCGTCATCGTAGGTGACATTTATCCCAGATTCGGTATTGCCTGAGAGCATGGGCTCGATGTGGTCTTGCACTTGTTCGCGAGTCAGATTAGTGTTATCTAAGTAGCCGGCCAATGGGACCACTATGCTACTGTTAGTCATAGATAGGTCATTGCCTGTCAGTGACAAATCTTGATACTCATTACCTATCACATTATCATTGTCAGCGATGGAGAAGGTCGCATTAGTACCTCCTTTGTCGATTGCGATCGTGCGATTAGTGCCAGACGCGCTGGGTGAGAGATTCTGTATCTCATTAGTAGAACTGTTGTCATTGTTAGCTGGTACGGTGGACCAGATAACCCCATCTGCGTCGCGGCTGAGGTACTGGCCTGTGCTGCCTATGCTTTGATTACTGTCTTCTATGTGATTGAGGAGGCCGAGTTTGCCATTTACTTTTAGATAATCAGCGAATACGTCACCGTAGATCAAGTTACCATTTCCAATATAAATCTTTCCATTTTGAGTACCGCTAAAAGCAGGGGGACCAGCGCCCGTGCCAATGCTTATGTTCTCACTTCCATTTTCAAGTTGGGACTCACCTATTATGATGTTTAGGTCCCCTGATGAGAAACTAGGCGCAGCAAAATTGCCAAGTATCGTGTTATTGTTTCCTGTATTAAAGGTCGATGCAGCAAATGACCCAACTATCGTATTACCTATACCCGTATGGCTAAGTCCGTTACCTATTATTACATTCTGATTGTCGTTAAATTCATAAATACTTGCCCTCACGTTTCCTTGCACGTGTAGTTTCCTGTTAGGGTTACTCGTCCCTATCCCCACAGTCACACCAGTATTATTATATAGCTTATCCCCTGACGCGGTCCAGAAATTATCTTGAATAGGTAGAAGGGCACTACCTCCATCCTCTAAGAATAGTTCATTGCCCAATATGGTGAGCTGCTGATTATCGAGGTATGGGTCTAAGCTAACGCCATTGCCATAGCTGATGAGAATACTATCATTTCTTAGTTCAAGGTTACGCCTTGGTGTCTTGATGCCATTAGTATTAGAGATGTAAATACTGTCACTAGACACTGATAAACTCTGAGCAGCTCCAGCGATGATTGAGCCAAGGTTTACACTGTTGCCATTACTGATATATAATAAGGAATCAATAATTGATAATGTCTGGACATCCACTAAGTCAATAGGTACGCCATTGCCTCCAGTGATAAATATTGAATCATTAAGAATCGTGAGCGTTTGGACCAGACTATCAGGAAAAAAGGAATCTATAGAAACACTGTTTCCTCCTGATATGATAAGTGAGTCCCCCACAATAGACAGTGTCTGCTCATCAGTATCAGTATCAGTATCAATAGAGCTGATATCAATGTTCCCCCCTCGCTGTAGCGTGATGATACCATCGTTATAAAACAGCTGCTGAGCATCGGTATCGAATACGGCCAGATTGACTGAGTTAGAACCTTTGAGCTTTAGGAGATTACCCGATAGAATCAATGAATCTATCTTACATTTGTCATACCTCAACGTGTCTCGTGATACCTGAGCTGATAACCCGTACGCCACCAGCAGCATAGCTATGATCTTTAGAATCCTCATATTAGTAAATATCAAATGTGTAATTAGTTAATGACTTACTGGGCTTTATTCTGATGTCCTGTCCACCGATGATTATGGTGTACTTAGAGTCGTGCACGGTATATGCTTTACCTGTCTTTATGAGACCAGAATAGTAGAGTACATTACCATTCTTTACTTTGATAGACTGTACCTTCTTTTTCTTGTCTCTGGTACCAGTCATGACAGCAGTCATCAGCTCTGTCTCATTCATGTAGTGTATGTCAGATGAGGTATTCATCTTGACCTTCTTTTGCTTTGCTGTGCGCTTGACACGCTCCAAGGGGTGCCACATCATCGCAAAAGGGGCAGGGGGAGGTATATCACAGATTATGTCAGCTGAGATGTCCCTGATCTGCTGAGTCAGCACCTTGTTTCTTTCCTTCTTATCAGGGATGAGCTCAAGGGGGTAGGACCAGCGTATATCTCCTGCTCCATCCGTAGAGTCTTGGAGCACAGCTATATTCATAATCTGATGTAAGGTATCATTGTGCTCCTGTATTGTCTCAAAGTATACGATAGTCGCGCACTGCACTGTATTGACGATTCTATAGTTAGATAGCTCGATGTCGTCGATGTATTCAAATTCCATTTGGCTACCAGAAGGCCGGAGGGGGTCCATGAAGTAATCAGCTATATCGATGGTATCACACGCCTTGGCTGACTCAATAGCCTGGGTCTCTAAAGCATACCAGACACTGTCTGAATGAGCTTGGCTCCTGATAAGGTCGTAGGCGTACTCATGCATTGACTTGATGTAAGGGTCTGTCTGCTGGTAGCCTCCTGCAGCCTGTACTTGATAGCCGAACACCCTGACTGAAGTGTCTCTTATCTCTCTATCTCGATCTATGGTGATGACCTCATAGCAGTCATAAGTGTGCACAGGGGTGATATTAACCTGGCCCCACATCGTGAGTGGAGCCAGTAACATGAAACACAGCACGGATCTATACCTTCTCATTGGTTATCTCTTTAATGGCCTTACGTATGACAGCCTTTAGTTTTTTTAATCTCTTTCTCCTGATGCCTGTATTCTGCTGTAGCATCTTCTCATAGTGATCCCATAAGACCTGTATGCGCTCGCTCTGCTCTTTAGATACTTCTACAGCCCCCCTCTTCATCCTGCGCTTGCCTCGCTCAAAGGAGGCGACTGAGCTGTAAGATGTCGTATCAATCAAGTCGTACTCCGACGCGACGACTGGCTTACCGGATGGCAGCACCGCGTACGTCTGTCCAGAGAGCGTGACGGATATAAATAGTAGTATGGTGGTGATGGTCTTCATCTATCTGAATTATTGAAAGTTTGAGCTTGCGTATATAGATAGGTCCATGTCTATGCTGATCCATTCTGCCTGATCGGCTGTGACTCCCAAATCTACTATCTCCAGCTCAGCCAATATGCTGACTGACTTACTGCCTATGGGTCCTATATTAACTGGTATGCGCTTAGACAACTCAAAGTCTCCCTCATAGTCTCCCACATTATAGTATATGCGTTTCTCTGAGATGACAGTAGAGGGGCCTGAGTCTACGCTGGCCTTGAGTCTGAGTATATATGATGCTACCTGTGCGCCTGCTAAATGAAACTTAGCATCTACCGCATAGAAGCCTTTCATAGGCAGGCACTCTGATGGGTTGTTGACAGACAGCGTATTGACTATAGAGCTTGTTTTTATGGTGCCAGAATTGAGCTGCTTGCTCTCTATGTTAGATGTGCTATTATACTCATTGAGCGTATAGGGATCGCAGCCGCTGCCTCCTGTCTCAGCAGCATTAGAGCCTGGCTCTCCTCCATCTCCGCATATGTCTAAGAGCACAGCTGAGGTGTCTTTATTGAAAACATAGTACAATGACTGATCTTCTGCGTACAGCTTAGAGGTGATGCCTATGTCTATCCCTAATGAGTCAGCATCGTAATAGTACTGTCTGCCATCTGTGTCAGTTAGGATCATCTGATTGATCGTATCTGAGTGTTCTATCTGCTTTAACCTGACTTGGCCCTGCAGTGATTGCAGGACCAATGTCAGGAATGCGCCCAGTAAGGTATATTTTAATGTCATTGGGATTAATTAATCTAAAAAAGCAGCCCTGTAGACGGGCGTCAGGTAGGGCCGCTTAAAAGACGAAATCAAAATTTGTATCTTAATTACATTGATAATTGAAAACACCAGATATAATGCCAGTGTGGTCTGATAGCTCAAAAGTCACGCTCGTGTTACTCATATTAGTGATGCGTGTAATAGAGTGTGTCATAGGGGTCACTGTGCAGGTAGGCAGGTAATCCCTGTAGATGTCTTTGAAATAGATCTTATATCGTTTGTTATGCAGGATTAGGACTTTATCGATGTTGTTGTGATTACTAAAAGTACCGTCCGCGTGTATGGTGCCGTGGCTCTGGATGACCTTTCTTAGGGTCAGATCAGTCATACTATTCGAAGTAGTATCATTATGTAGCGATAGTCTGTCAGTGACTATACGGCCTTCAAACTCAGCAGTCTGAGCATGGGTGACGGTGCTAAGGACCATCAAGAGGGTAAATATTATAAATCTCATAAATTATGTTGTTTACGGAATTTAGCTAATGCGGCCTGGTCGACTCTGTGCTTGATGCCATCTGTGGTTAGCAGCTCCTTCTCTTTCATCCATTCAAATACTTCGTTAGATCTCTTCAAGCTGAACTTGAGTAGGCGCTGTAGCTTGTTAGGGCTGATCACATCTAGGCTGGAGGATAGCTGTATGGCCCACTTCTGATATTTGTCGAATTCACTCAAAACAGTCTAATAATTTTTTAGTAACGACAACTAAGAAGAAGGCGCAGCTCACGACTCGCTTAACCTGCCACATCCTCAAAGGCTTGTATTTTTTATCTTCAAAAAAATTATCTTTCGCAAAGGATGCGATATCTAACAGCACACCGGAGATATTGCATTGTCGCTGAAGCACTCGTTTCACTTCAGGGCGAATAGCCCCAGGGATACTCCTATCGTCTTCAGCTGCTATTTGGAATGCGCTGGTAGCTTTATTAAGACTTTGTAGTTTCATCACTTTTTTTATTCCTATTTCTGAATAATATTCTGAAGACGACAAATATGCTTAGCCAGCTAATTAGGGCCGTGGTAAAATGGTGCTCCGCAATTTTTCGATCATTGTAAGAATAGAACACACCCATGTTGAGCATATACCCTAATAGGTAGATGATGACTATGTCTGACAGGCCGAATCTGATAAACTCTATCATAGTTTGCGCTTGTTGATTTGGTTTTGAATATCGATACACATGCAGGTTAGAAAACCCGACTGGTCGGATATGCCTTTATCTGACAATAGATACTTACGCCCTGCTGGATTCGTCATAAACTCCCACTCTGTCAGTACTGCTGGGCAAGATGTCTTTGTCAATACTGCGAAGTTTGCCTCCTTTGAGCGTTTCCCTGGAATGACTTGATACCAGCGCTTTTTACGATTCGGGAATCTACGCTCAAAGTGAGATGCGATATGCTCTGCGTAATCGTCTGACCTGGTCTGACCGATCGAAGTAAACAGCTCAAAGCCCGATACACTTTTTTTCTTATATCCGTTTTGATGCACCGATAGTAAAAAACAATTGTGTGGCCTGTACTTGCCGGCTATCGCGTTCACTCTCATGACACGAAGACCAAGCGGTATGTCTTCATTCTCTGGGGTCACTACATGAAAGGGTACATTTTTACTGGATAGGTTGAAGGCGATCATACTCACTATCATACGATTATATGCTCCCTCTGAGAATGAGCTGAGCCCATTGTACAGCCCTCTATCAGGTGTCTGGGTGACTCCCTCTACGTATCCTCCATGTCCAGCATCTAATAATATCATAGTTTGATTCCGTGTGATATATTATAGAAATCAAACATATGTCATTTACCTATTCTCTTCATGTGTCACCATTATATGGATGTCGAATATTAGGTATCGTGGGCGTATTCGTGAACATTAGGAGTAAAGGGGGGATGTAAGGTGTTGTGGGTGAGGGTGTTATGGGAATTGGGGAGGCCCCAGACCGGTCACCATCTCCCCCAAAATGCCGACAATTTAACACATTGTCGGCCTTTTTCTCTCTTTTATCAGGCAGTTGCCCTATTTTTTGGATGTTTTTGAGGCTTTTTTAACCCCTCATCGTGTACAAAATCGTGAACAGCCTTTATCAGTTGTTCACGATTTTAGATGAATAAACTAAATCTCCCCCAAATGAAAGTAAGGTACTTACTGCGTAATAAGGCTCGCTATCATGATTATATTCCACTAATCTGTCGCATCAGTCATCGTGGAGTCTCTGAATTCAACACAGGGCTATTGATAAGAGAGCAGCACTGGGACCATGACAAGCAGCGAGATAAACGCGACAAGATAAACGTTAAAATAAAGCTGATCACGCAGAAAATCATGGATGTGTATAACGAACATGCTGACAGCAGCTGGACCAGCACCGATATTTTAAATCAAATGGAGGCAGACCATTCGCCAAAATTCAATTGGCCCGATCTATTCAGCGCACATGATCAACACCAAGCAGTCGTGAAAAGCTCAGCTAAGTACACCAGGGATAGATACATGAGGTGCATGAGGTATCTGATAGAAGACATTCCTAATATCAGCATCAACTATCTTAAGCGATCACACATCAGTTTATTCTACCAGGCACTGAGGTCACGAGGCATATCTAATAATATGGCCGTGAAGTATATCAGCCTGCTATCATCTGTCATTGAGTATGGTAACTATATGGATCTCATAGACATTAAGAATCCTTGCAAGGGGCATCAATTTAAGCTGGAGGAGGTAGAAACTGTCTACCTGGATCATGCAGAGCTGGGCAGGCTGGAGCACAAAGACTTGTCTATGCTCCCTAGGCTGGAGCAGGTCAGAGATGTCTTCGTCTTTCAGTGCTATACAGGCATGGAGTACAGCAGAGTAGTGACACTCCATATGCAGCAGATCAAAAAAGATGCGCAAGGGGATCTTTGGATAGAGTCTACCAGACAAAAGACAGGCGTGAAGATACATATATACCTCTACCCTGAGGCGAAAGCTATATTAAATCGTTATAGCTGTTACCAGGACGAGCACGGAGGCAAGGCACTACCTGTCAGCAGTAATCAGCATATGAATGCGTATCTACAAGAGCTATGCACTATATGTCAGATTGACAAGAAGCTGACGACACATAAGGCCAGACACACTTTTGCGACTACAGTGCTACTAGATAGGGGTGTCTCCATGGAAAGCGTAAAGAATCAGTTAGGCCATAGATCCATTAAAACGACTGAGTCAGTGTATGGCAAGATCACGAGAAAGCGCATCAAGGATGAATCATTGAAGGTATTAAAGGACCACTATTCTACTGAAGAAGGTTAATTCTCTCGGTTGTCTATATAAATATCTATAGATAACCATTAAAATACCTCATTTAAACACTTACCCCCACTTAACAGTTATATATACACTAATCGAAATCTTTATCATCTGAATCTAGTGGACATAAAGGCATCTTTTAACTGATTTTGCTTTTTATCCATTTAACTACTATTGACTCAGATGAATTACGTAAAGACTCAAACGTATAGCCATGAGGCTATATCCTCACCAGTACAGGGGACAATCAAAATTAAATTATACACCATCAGTGGACGGCTCACGGAGACCATTAAGGGCATCTTTGCCCAGCTCATCCATAGGGACCATGAGCTGCTAAAAGGCCATCAAATAGCTGCGCATACATGCAGAACGTTTTGGCTGATTCGGGCCGAAAAAGGGGCTGTTATACCACCTCATTATCACACATATAGTCAGAGAATCATCATGCTGAGCGGCCTTACATGGGAGACAGAAAGGGGTATATCTTACACTCCAGGCATGATATATGACATCCCAGCTCACCAAAATCACGGCTTTTTAATGCGCGAAAAGAGCGCGTATCTAGTCTTAATCAAATAATTATGATAACATTTGTTAACATTTATTGAATTTGCCGCGCTTATTTTTAATTAACAATTGTTAAGGATATTAATAACATATGTTCAACATATGATGAACATATGGCGTGAGACTTTTTGCACGTTTTTTACCTATTCTTAGCGACACTTGTCGCTATTGATCGCGCTAAATGTCACTATAAAAATTAAACGCCTGATTTTCAATGACTTACGATTATCATATGATAAACATATGATGAACATATGATCATCATATGAAAAACATATGTTCATCATATGGAAATAGAAATAGAAATAGAAATAGAATTAGAAATAGAACTAGAAAAACTAGTACCAAGAATTCTAGAATTTATCTAGAAAAAGAATTTTCAAAAAAAATGAAAAATCGAAAATCAAAATTTGGAAAATCAGAAAATTCGAATTAGGTTTGCATCGTCGAATTTATCGAAATCGAAATCTCCAGCCCAGCAGCTGGAAGCCACAGCGGCTAAAAAATGTGAGTCCGACATTCGAATTGTAAAAATTTTTACAACAATCAGCAGGACCAAATCGACAGCTTTAATTTCCTAATCGTTTTTCTTAAATATGTGGTGGTACACACTTTTATCACCTACCCTCAGCACATAGCTATCCTCTAAGTTCCAGCCCTGCGCATGTAGTGCATTCATCACATCTACCATGCTATTAAATAGCAGAGGGAAGCCTCGCTCATCCTGCACCTCTGACTTCATCCATGTGGCAGAGGTCTGACCTATGTCTATATTGATCTTCACACGCTCACCCAGCCCCAGGAATCCTGCACGCTCACCCACCACTTGTAGGTACCTCAGGTGCGGTATCTCATTCAGGTCAGTACCATCGATGTACAGTAGAGGGTAGGCCTCTCCGGAGCGCTCGAAGTAGCTCTTAGTACTGTCTGAGCCTGGCGCAGGCCTGCGCACGACGCATGAGCTCAGCGTGAGGGATAGGAGGCTACAGAGTGTGATTAGCTTTAGTATGTTCATGTGAGTTTTTCTTGTATTAATAATTTGATTGCGCGTTGATTGTCTAAGATAGCACTTAATACAGGATCCGCTGGAGGTATAGCTGGTGACTTAGCCAGCTGAGTCAATACGTCAGTTACGCCCGTGGAGTATGTTTGTTCTTGATCGCTGATGAGTGCATCCCCCTCACCAGTGAATAGCCAGTTGAGATTGACCTGCTTGACATTAGATTTTAGGTGATAGAGTACCTTATAGTCGATATCTGTAGTCCCTTTTCTGAGGCGTGACATCTTACCTGTATTGATGTCCAATGCTGCATAAAGAGCAGCTTTAGAGTGATATATCCGCTCTTCAATAATTTTTTCTACTAAATTATCAAAGCGTGTAATCACCTGATTCATAGCACCGTATGTAGCCTCATCCTCCAAAATATCTAATTTATTAGCATGTTTATGTGCTAATTATTTGCACACATCAAAAATAATTACATAAATTTGTATCATGGATAGTAAGATACATTACACAGAAGTAAAATCCAGAAAAAAGTTTTTGGAGCTCTGGGATGAGCTAAGTGTGTATAAGCGAAGGTTCGACATGGCTGACATAGCCAAGCGAATGAATCTCACTCCAGCACAGGTGTCATCATATGTCTGGCAGGTCCGTAATGACCTCAGAAGAAGCTACGACATTAACACCTTAGAGCTGATCTATAATCACCTTGCTGACATAGTCAGAAGTCGCAAGGCTTTTATCGAGAAGCAGAAAGAGGAATTGAGAGCTTCTCTTTCCTAGCTTACATCACAAAGATAGATGATGTAAGCTCACCGAACAATAACCAGAATCGGTATTTATCGCATGACGAGCAAATCTCATATGATACACATATGATCATGATATGAAAAATAAAAAGCGCAAAGCGAAAGCAGCAAAGAACATTAAGAAGCGGATCAAGAAAATAGAGCGGCAGCTGAGAAAGCTACGTAAGGCGCATAACTACTCTCAGATAGGGTATACACAATATTAGACATCAAAGACGTAAACCATTTTCGGTTTTCAAACAGACCATAGGAGGGGCTAAAAGTAGTCTCTATGATCTCAAGGGTTAATTACTCTCAATTCAATTCTTAGACAACATTCAGTAATAGATGGGGGAGATACCATTTTATACTGTTTTGGGTAGAATATGCACATAGTGTTAATTTTTTTTACACACCCTTACCCTTGAGATCCCTATGATTCTGACAGACATATTTTCATTCTTATTTACATTTTTTATTAGCGCAGTTGGTCGCCTGGTGCAAAGGCATCAGGAGACCAATTTATTGCCTAAAGTCAATGCAGATATTGAAAGGCTTAACCATAATCACCATATAATGACCTTTAACCCTATCATAGACGAACCCAGGAGGACCTACAGGATCAAGAAAAAGTGTGAACATAATCGCTACACCCCTGAGATGATCAGCTTCATTAAGAAGCATTACTCTAAGGCTGAAAACACTGACGAGTTCGCTAAGCTCTTTAATCAGAGATTTAGCGAAGCACAAAGGGCCGTCGCCACGCTGCAGGCGAAAGCCAATAAACTAAATCTCAAGCGTCCAAATGGAAGCCTGCGATATTCTGATCAGGAGATAGCCTTCTTTCATGAGCACTACCTGGCAGCTAAGACGATAGCTGATTTTCACAAAGCATTTAATGAGGCATTCAATAAAAAGAGAAGTGCCTCAGCTCTGCGCATGTATGCTAATGATAGACTGGGACTACAGCGACGAGGGCAGAAGTGGACCAGGGTGAACTTTACGGAGGCCGAAGTAGCCTACCTCATCAAGCACTATCCCACAGCCCCTAACCTCAGGACCTTTGGCAGCGCATTCAATAAGCACTTTAAGAGCCTCCGAAAGATGGACACACTCAGCAGCAAGGCAAAAATGCTGGGACTGAAAAGGAATAAGTAAATTTTTGAAATTAAATCTGATGATCAATATAACTAATTCACTGGCCCTTAGAGTAACTGAGAGTTTACTATCTAAAAGAGGGGTAAAGTTAAATGCTAATTTCAAACATATCCGTGAATCGATTAAAGAAGAGTATCTATCATCACTGCCAGAGATGATACAGGAAGCCTTTGAAGTCTATCCTCAATATTTTAAAAATAGTTGTGTAAGTTTTCAGGACACCAGCCCCATCAATTTTACAGAGAAATTGCCGCATGTAAAACATTCACATGATTTTATTTATATAGAATCAGACATATTCAGCGATGATCTAAAGGAGGAATTATATAATTATAGGATATTAAAAGAAGAGTTTAAGCAAAAAGAAATTGAAATCTGTCAAGCTATCATTAAACTTTCAACTCTTCCAAAATTAGCATTAGAATTTCCAGAAGCATATGAAATCATCATAGGGATAAGTCCCGATGAATTATACGATACAACGACTCACCACCCTTCTAATGTTGAAATTGAATTACTCAGAAATTACATAAACACATAAGCCAATGAACCCTCGTTACTCATACTTAGTCGATAAACGTAATCGGCTCCACATAGTCGATCAAAATACACAGTTAGCTAACAGGAATATGAAGTTTAAAAACGTGTGGAGAGGCTACACCAGCTATGGCGACATAAGAGCTGGGCTACATGGTCGTTTTACCAAGCATTGGCAGGAACTAAAAGAAATGAAAGAGATCACTAAGGAGGAAGCCATCAGCATGGACCAGCTCCCCGTCATGTCACTCACTAATAAACTCATGGAGAGATGACCTTTAAAATCAATGACAAATACACAGCCTACTACGCGCGTCTATTCATGGCCTACCATAAAGGACGCAGGCCATATAATAAGATATTCGAGCTCAGAGGCTTCACGGGCGAGCATAAAGAAGAGTTCTGGCGCTTTCACCAGGCTAACCCCATAATATATGAGCTCTTTAAGGAGAAAGTATATCAGGAGGTAGCCGCTGGACACACTAAGCTAAGCAGTAAAGGTATCCTCATGGACATCAGAAAAGAATATAAGCAGCGGACGTATTGAATTCGGTAGATCTCCCAAGAGGTAACTAAATCCTTCATCAATCAAAATAACACACATGTCTACACCAGCATTCTTATTCTACCCAGGCGACTACCTCAGAGATACCCAAATGCTCAGCTCTAATAGCCAGGTAGCATATGACCGGATGATGTGCGAGTCTAAGCGTAGCCCCATCATCAATGAGACACAGCTGAACTTTTTAACGAAGAAGCTCACGGATGATGAGCGAGCCGAGCTCATGAATGTACTCACCGCTGTAGAGGGCGGCTATGAGATCAGCTGGGTAGCACGGAGCATAGAGAAGCGCGAGCGATACGTAGAGAGCCGAAGGAGAAATAAGACTAATTATGAAAATAAAAAGAATCCCCTTAAAGCCGTCACCATCGAGCAGCAGCCGAGCGGAGCGCATCAGGCGCAGGGTGAGCCGATGGCTGATCAAGTACCTGAATCCGAAGGGGCCGGACTCCCAGCGGTGATAGATCACCTCAATGCAGTAGCTGACGTGATGTACCCTTTTGACTATCCCACGAGCCAGCTCATGCTGGCCCTGCTCACAGAGGGGTACAGCTGCGCTATGATGATTGACGTGATAGACCTGAAGCTGAGGCAGACACAAGTGAAAGGCAAAGGCGGACCAGCCTTCCAGCGCAGGTGGCTCAGCCCACACACGTTATTTTCAAAGCTAAAATTTCCAAAATATGCCAACGAAGTCAGAGACATCAAGCAAGGCCATACAGCCGCACCAGCGCAAAGTAATGACCAGCGTTTACAAAAATTTGCCGATGATCTTGAAGAAATGGGACTGTAAAGATATGATTAGAGCTAATGAAATAGTCCAGAACCTCCAGCAGGTGAATAATATAGAGAAGGTCTTCCAGATCCCGACACCCTCTATTAGGCTACTGAATAAGACACAGGCCTGCGCCTTCATCACCATCCGTATCGTGAAGAACGTCACCAGGTATTGGAAGGGCATGGAGCGCACCATAGATCCTGAGATGGCCAAGCTCATAGCTGAGATGATCGTAGACGACTATAGTAGCCTTAAGCTCACAGAAATAGATCTAGTCTTTCGTAATGCCGTAATGGGCACATATGGCCCTACCTACGAAAATTTGAATATCGAGCGCATCCTCTCCTGGTTTAGCAAGTACTGGGAGTCGCGGGCCATATATGCGGAGCAGCGCGTACACCATCAGCACATGCAGCAGAAGTCTCTCTCCTGGAGTGATAAGATACTCCAGCAGACACCAGCTATCCAAGCTCCCACGAAGACCTATACACGCCTGGACCAGCGCACAGCAGCTAAGAAGGGTGAGGACCACCAAGCTAACATGGAGACCCTGAGGCTACAGGCCGAGGATGCGGAGCGTAATAGACAGCAGCAAGAAGCAATTGATCATAATATCAATCAATAAATATGAAAAAGGATAATTTAGAAAAACTAGGACAACTAATTGATAAGCTGGATAATATAATTCAGATGTCATCAAACTCGCTGCTTGCACATATACACTGGGAAGGGGTAAAAAGTGCCTTGCCAGAAATAAGGGAGAATGTACTTGAAGTGTATATCGATGAAGGAGGATCACCATATACAACATAAGAACTATAACATGAAGAAGGTAATCATAGAAAGCCCATACGCAGGCAATGTAGAACGAAATATTAAATATGCTCGTAAATGTGTACGTCATAGCCTGTCTATGGGTGAGGCTCCGATCGCATCACACCTGCTGTATACGCAGGATGGCATATTAGATGACACTATACCACAAGAACGAGAATTAGGCATAAACGCAGGCCTTGCTTGGAGAGAAGTAGCTGAGCTACACATATTCTACGTTGACTATGGCATAAGTAAAGGGATGCAGTATGCGCTCGAATATGCATTAGCTGAAAATAAGATAGGTACAGTATTCAGAGAAATAGGTACACTTTAAATGGTCTTGCTTGGAAGGAAAAAAAATGCTTCGGAGCTGAACAAGAAACATATGAAAGAAAAAGATATAATATGCTGGTGGTCTGGAGGAATTACGAGTGCTATAGCTTGTAAGATAACAATAGGCTTGTATGGAAAAGATAGATGCAGGGTGATATACATTGCAACTCACAACGAAGACGAGGACACAGAAAGATTTAAGATAGACTGTGAAAAATTATATGACTTAGAGATTGAAGAAATATCTGCTATAGGTGAAGGCAAAAAATACTCTTCTATTGAAGATGTATGGTATGATTTCGAGTCTTTAAATGTAGCTCACGGTGCAATATGTAGTAGTGAGTTAAAGAGACAAGTAAGATTAGACTTCCAAAGAAAAACAGAATACACTCACCAAGTATTCGGCTTTGAAATAGAGGAGGTCAATAGGGCTAAGAACATAAAAAAGAACTACCCTAAATCAGTGCCAGTATTCCCATTACTAATGTTCTGTCTATCTAAAAAAGACTGTATCAAAAAAATGGAACAATACGGCATAGAAGTACCAAGAATGTACAAGCTGGGATTTAATAATAATAATTGTTTTAACACTGGATGCGTCCAAGGAGGTATAGGCTACTGGAAGAAGATACAAAAAGAATACCCTGACAAGTTTGAAAAAATGGCTAAAATAGAACACGCCCTAACCAACCTAAAAGGCAAACCTGTTACTTGCTTGAAAGACCAATCTAAAGTTGCAAAAGCGACAGGTATAACAAATGTGTTCCTTGAAAATCATCCCGATTATCCTGAGTACAAATCAATAAACGATATGAAAGGTAGACCAGTCGAAAACCTTATGGAATGCAATGGTTTTTGTGGAATACAATCTGAATTATTCAAATCAGTCTGAAAGACTGAAAGAGGGTGGGCTTTTTAGTTAGCTGTAGACTCACTTAACAAGATTGAAAAAATGAACCTCAGCTTAGTAGCTGGAGATAAAGACACTCACTACTATAATGAATCTAAATTAAGGATCAAACAACAGACATCGTGGCAGTCATTGTTTTAATGAATTTAAGCCGCCAGACGTAAGAATATTTAATCAGTCATCAAAATATCAATATAACCCATGGAATTAAAATTATCAGGAACCATCATTGACATCTTCCCGAGAGAGCAAAAATCAGAAAAATTCACCGTCAGGGAGTTTCACCTACTCACCAATGGGCAGTACGGGCAGTACATCAGGTTTCAGCTGACTAATGATCGCTGCGACCTCATAGACCCCTTTTTCTCTACCCAGTCCGTGACAGTACACTTCAGCATAGAGGGCCGCAAACCAGAGGAGGGCGGCAGATTATGGAATAATCTGAGCGCATGGAAAATAGTAGCGAATGAAGACTAACGCACTCACCCAGCCCAGTGCCAGGGAGATCAGACAGATGAGCCTGGCACTGGATACCCTCAAGTTCTACAGAGAGCTGATAGGCTCAGCTGTATTCTGCTCTATGCGCTCCATGCTGGCAGCACACTATACCATAGAGTTACACATGCATATGAGTCGTGACGGCTCATATGGGAGGCTTAAGAGGATCATATGCACCCCAGGGGCTGGGCCAGAAGTCAAAGTCATAGAGCCATGAAGATGGCGCAGATATTCGGGCGCAGCTTCTTAGATGAGCTGAGGCAAGGCATCATCAGCGTCGTAGCTGAGTGTCTCAAAGAGGCACTACCTCAGCAGGGCGCGCTCATCAGTAAGCAGGAGGTAGCCAGTCGATTAGGCGTGACTAAGCACAAGCTAGACTGCATGACGAGGCTCTACAGCATCCCTTTTCACGTCATGCCTGGCTCCGCTGATCGATCATATATATATAGTGACGTACTCGCTGCTATCCGCGCAGGGAGCAGCTACGATAAGCTAAAGCGACGCACCGGACGAAAGCCGAAAAAGTGGCTGACAGATATAGTAGAATCACAACACGAAGGATAGGATATTTTAACTTTTTAAAATTAGAGATAATGCAATTATACAGAATAGATTCTGGCGAAATAGAATACGTTGCCGCTGAAAGCCTGGTGAAGCTATTCAACTTCTACAAAGAAGAAACTGGCGAAGACTTATTAGGGATGGACGCTAGTGTAACAAATGTTCATAAATCTAAGTGGCCACACATGAAAATATACGACTTAGAAGAGAGAGATGAAAAAGACAAGCCCCTTTACATCCAGACAGTCGAAGAAGCCATGAATGATGAATCATTACACAAGCCTTGCATTATATCATCTTCGGTTTATTAAAAGATATGAAAAGAATACAAAGTGATTTATGCAGGGCATCAGTATACTTAAAGTATGATGAGTGCTGCGCTTATTGTGGGCAGATGATCGATTATGATCAAATGGAGGTAGACCATATGATCCCCCAGTCAGGCTATGTAGATCATCTGAATGCTGGGACGGTACCAGATAGGTTACAGCATTTGACATTGGATGATTTGGATCACATTGATAATTTATACCCGAGCTGCGCTGACTGTAATCGATTCAAAGGTAATAATCCATTGGCGGTCTTTCGATCACGATTGCAGAATCAAGCTAAGCGAGCTAAAGAGCTGAGTGCACATGCGAGACGCGCGCTGCGCTATGGGCTGCTGGAAGAAACAGAAGGCAGCGTCATATTTTATTTCGAAATGATAGAATCACAAGACAAAGGATTATTGGCTTACCAGCCGTCAACGAGCAGCCATGACGATCTCCTTTAATGATTTAGAGTTAGCAAGCATTGATTTTAGAGTATTAGATTAAAATCGAAACAGTATAAAAATTATCTTAAATGGCTAAAAATAGCAAAATAGAATGGACAGACCACACAGTAAACTTATGGTGGGGATGCACTAAGGTTCACGCAGGGTGTGACAATTGTTATGCTGAAACTTTATCTAGAAGATGGGGTAACAATGTGTGGGGAAATCAGACTGGAAGGAAACGAATAAAGTCTGCATATCATAATCTCAATAAGTACCAAAAGCAATCAGAAAAAGAAGGTCGTCAAATCAAAGTATTCGTTGGATCAATGATGGACATATTTGAAAAGACTATGATTATAAACAATCCAGTAGAGGATAAATGGGAGTGGACTGGTGCAATTAGAAGAGATTTTTTTGATAGAATAGAAAACGGTCAATGGAAAGGGATAACATTTTTATTGCTTACTAAGAGACCAAGCAATATTAATAAGCTAATCCCTGAAAGATGGAAGTACGAGCCACCAGAAAATGTATTTTTCGGATGCTCTCCCGTGGATCAAAAGACCTATGATATATTAGTGAGCCAATTACTTGAGGTTCATGGAAACAAATTCTTATCAGTAGAACCACAACTTGGATTGATAGATATAACTACCGTACAAGGCTTTGATAACATTGCCTGGATTATACAAGGCGGAGAAAGTGGACATAAGAGAAGACCTTTTATGTTTGAATGGGCCCACTCTATGAAAAAACAATGTGAAGTATGGGGCATACCTTATTTTTTCAAGCAAATAGATAAAGTCATGGAAATACCTGAAACCATGTTAGTGCGAGAATTTCCAAAATCACTCAAATAATAAGCCAAATACATATGATATACTTACCACTACTCACCACAGGCCACAGCTCAATTATCGCCCTCTTCCTCCTTTTATGCACAGGGAGCTACTACGTATACAATTACTATGCCTCTATCAGGAATGATAGTAAAGGCAGCAGAGAGGGTGACCCTATGGGCGATATCGACTGTCTCTCATGTGATCGGCCCTGCGATGATTGTATCTTATATCAACATGAGAATGATTAGCATTTAAGTACTAAAGTAAAATTCGAAACACTTAAATAATAACAAATACTTGTTAATTTAATATATCGAATTTGAAAAACTAAAATTATAATTATGAACGGAATAGTATCATTTAGACTCTGTAAATTAACCAACAAACAATTAGCGGAACGAGTAGATAAACTTACAGACAATCTCTACAAGCTCGGTCCAGAAAAAGTAATATCAAGGCACATACCAGCGAGACCCGATGAGGATTACGACTTACTTATAGGTGAGCTTGTAATGCGGTTCACTGAACTATTCGAGCAGCTCGATAAATCTGATGACATACCTCATATTATGGAGAGTCATCAACCAGTAACCGATGAGCAAGCAGTACAGATGTGTCAACAGGATTAACAGCAATGGAGATAGCAGGATATAAAAGCTGGATTTGACGAATGTATGAGAGTCTTAAAACCCATGGGGACCCTTATCTTTAAATGGAATGAATCTCAAATATCATTAAAGCAAATTTTGGAAATCATAGACTATAAGCCTTTATTTGGACATACATCAGGAAGACACGAAAAAACTAAATGGGTTACGTTCTTTAAAAAGTAGCGGACTTGATCTTTCATCTACCCTCCCCCTTAAACTA